TATCGGTGAAACCCGGCGGGCCATGAATCCCTGAGATCATAATAGATCTCTTCGTGCAATGTTTTCTGAGACACTGCTTCTTTGTTGTCTACTATTTCAAAATCAATAGCGCAGGGGGGAATACCATCTAGGCGGAACCGATGAGAGGAGTCCCAGTTTACGGGTAGACCCCGGGCTTTGTAGATCTGTTCATGCCTGTGGTCGCAACTCCAGCCACGGGAAGGTATGATTCTGATTGAATCTGTTTCGTGTCGTCCGTTTAATCCCGCCCTGATCGTTTCCAGTGCCCATAGTATCGGCATCATTCCATTGATTATTGTATCTATATCATAATTGTCATGAAAAGGACAATGCTTACCATTACAATATATTTCATACAATCTGAAATGCGGTGTCAATAACTGGTTTAAGTTCATAATCAATTACCTATCAATTGGGTGGTTTTAACAATTTGGTTGCCGGTAATTTATTGGCTGATTGTTCTTTTTTGAATTGCTCTAAATCTTTCTTGTGTACTCGTTCATCATGCTCTTTGTCCGCTTTTTCAATTTCTCTATGTAGCACACTGGCTTTCTTTTTGAATTCATCCATGAGACGCTTTGCTACTTCAGGCGTATATTTGTTGTCTCTTTTCAATTTATACATAACTTTTCTCACATCCTGCTGCATCATATATAATTGAGTTCTTTTGCGCTTGGATGATGGATCTCTTAAATAAGTAAAGGTAGCGGGTTTCATAATAGAAGACAGGACAAACCCAATATCTTTCTGAAAATGTTTCCATGCTTCTTGCTGGTCTTCCTTGTCGTCTATATACTCAAATACTCTCCATATTTCTTTTGATATGTATTTCAATCTTTTAGCAGTTGATACCCCCGGACTGTCTCCGGGAGTGTATATGTAATCATTTTTATCGTCTATGTTTCTTCCTAGATTATAGGCTATCCTGTAAATGGGGTGAATGTCCCATTTGAACGCGTTTACCGCACCAATCATCTTGTTGTCACCATAATACATAGTCCTTGCCAATCTATTCAATTTGATTACATATTTTGGTATCATGGTTAGTGGATTGGCAAATACTACGACGCTTTCCTTGGGGCCTTCGTCGGTATCCACTGATTTATAGTACCGCCTTGCGAACTGATCTCTCTCATAACCCAGCATTTTGGTCATTACCACATCCATGCCACCCATAACTCCCGCCACGGTTGTCAACCCTCCACGAGCAATCAGCTTTTCCTGGGCAGTAAGATCTGCGTGCCTACCGGTCATGGTTTTGTATGGAACCTTAGCCATGTTTTTTGCCATAGAAGCATACAGCTTAGCCATAGTGATTTTGAATGTTCCGGTAAATAGAATCTTGTTCAGATGCTTGGTGGTGGTTTTGGGAACATCGGCATAAGCTGAATGAAAAAAGGATGCGAGGTCTGCTGCTCCGCTGAGGGACATTTTCTTGCCACGAGTCAAATAGCTGTTGCTCATTAGGCGTATAAATATATCACCCATCCAAGCTGTTTCCCAGAGTGCTTCATACACTGGTTTCACTATTGATTTGTTTCTTTTCGCCATGCCGAGAAACATTTCTCCCAGGGTGGTTTCCGAGTATGCTTCTATAAGATTTTTGGTGGTTTTCCATGGGAGATCGAAGGGTTTGGATGCCAGACCTTCACCCAGTATATCATAATACTCCTTGGGCTTGGTTTTCATCAACCTAATGGCATGATATATGTCTCGTCCCACTCCATAGGGGTTCAGCATACCATAACTTCTCAATGCTATATGCTGAAAGGTATCGTAGTACGGAAGAAACAATGGTTTGGCAAATTGCCACATCTTTGTCATGGAAAATGATTTGCCTATCCAGTTCTGGTGAGAAGTCTGAGCATTCCAATTATATATCCAATCCTTGAAAGCTGGATGTATATAGGAGTCAGCGAAGAGAGGAGCCACCCTCCCATCGATTCTGGAAAAACCCGGAGGTATATCAGCTTTTTTCAGTCCCTTCATGCGAACCAGAAGTCCTTCTGCACGTCCCGCATTTTTTATGTCCAGCATTGCGAAATCCTTAGCCATTTTGCGGGAGTAACTTGCTATAACATCAAAAACATTTATCTTATTTTTTTCTATGGCACCCGATTCTACCAGATCGGCAATGGCTATTGTTTTTCTCTTTTTTAAGTTTGCTAACCTAAGTGCTTTAGTTGCAGCACCCCGGTTTACCAATCCCTGCTCAAACCACATGCCATAGGGAATATGCACGTACTCCAATTTCCCCAGTCGATCAATGATCTCTTTATTTTCCTTTATGGTTTTGCTTAGTATTTCATGGACTTGTTTCACGTTCTTTGGATTATACTTTGCTTCCTTTGGCAGTCTGATCCCTAATTTAGCCAAATCATTTTTGGTGAATCTTGTTATACTACCGTCCAGTATATCCTTTTGTGTTTTTTCCATGCGCAATATGTCGTCTTCAAACTGAACAATCATATTGTTTTTGAAGTCCGGGTTGGCGCCCCGTTTTCTGTATGCTTTCTGACTATCGGTAAAAAACTTCTGCAATCGCTTTACGGCTCCCCCCAACTTGTCTTGGGTTTGCTGGGGAAGTTTAGCAAATTCACCCTTAGACAACTCCGCATTCAGAACGATGTCAGAGAGATCACTATGCGTGAATCTTTCACTCTCTTTCGCGAGTGGTTTCTTTAGCACACGAAGTCCCGTCTTACCCAATTTGCTTATATCCTTCATGACGCTATTACCGTATTCTTCTACGGTTTCCATCATGGAATATATGTTAGATATCTTTCTTCCGGTTTCGGGTTTCTTCATGTCTTCCCATGGCTTGCGCACTCCCCACCATCTGGTCCGCAATCGCATTTCGCTCGCCGTTGGTTCAACGCCCTCTCTTTTGGCCGCTCTCTTCATGAACCATTTCTCTGCTCCACCAAACATGGAGCCCATATACTCACCACTGTCTTCAAGGGCTTGTTCTGCGCCACCTTGTTTTTCCCAATGTTTTTTAAGCCATTGTTCGGCGGTTTTCCTACCATGGGTGATCTGCATTTTTCTATATGATTCAATAACATCGGAAAGCAAAGAAGGGCCTTTGGTTGCTGGTGTTTTGGATACCGTGAAATCAACACCGGTAGTTTCTTTGATATCCTTTGTCATTCTACCTGCAGCTTTTTTATCCATCCATAGCTCGGGTTTCTCGGCGTATGGACGTGACTTGATATGCTCTCCCCGTTCTATCTTACCCCCCTGTTTTTCCCAGTCACGTATTCCCCGGTCGTAAGATATTTCTTTTCGTGGCCCGCTTTCGGTGATTATGGTATCTTTCTTGGTGGGTGTGACAAGGGTTTTACCGGGGGGCTGCAATGTTTTGGGCGAAGTCTTTGCGGTTTTAAGACGCTCCACCTTTCCGGCGTACTCAGCCAGCTTTTCCTCCACACCTTTTTTCGAAAACTTGCTCAAAGGTATTTCCAGGGTAGATCTGTCTATGGGTTCATGAACATTAACATAATCTTCCCATCCCCTTTTCTTGAGTATCTCTTCGCGCTCGATCACTCCGCCGAATTTTCCCCCTGCGTCCTCCACGATCTTCTTCATTTCCAGTTCGGTGAATTTAGTTCCAGGCACCACTTTGACTTTTGCTCTCGCAACTTCTGATTGTTTAACCTTCGCAACCTTTCTAGCAAAATCACGTTTGGCGGCGGAAGCGTCTGGAGCTTTTGCGTGTTTTGTTGTTATCTCTGGTTTTGCGCGAGAAGTAACGGGCCTGCGCAGAAATGAAGGAGGTTCGCGAGTTCCTATTTTTGTTGTTAACTTAGAGGGTGCATTGACTACGGCATCCTTTGTTTGCTTAACTAGGTCGAGAATCTTTTCGCCTTCTGGAGGCAATTTTTCTTTGGATGCTTTTGTAATGATATCATCTAAAGTCTTGGTGACCGTACTTTTTTTTCGCACCAGGGTTTCAAGAGGATATTTGAGGATCTTTTCAAGACGAGGTACTGCACTCATAAGTATTCCACCGAACTCAATACCCTTGCCAAAGGTGTACCATCCCGCTGCCTTATGGAGTTCTTCTAGTATTCTTTTTAGCTTTGTTTCTGGTACGCGATCTTCTGGAACGGGTGTTTCTGGCGGCACACCGAGTGCAGTTGTGGGAAGATCCATGAATTTCTCGCGTTCTTTGGGATACAAAAATTTACCCCCCGGTACGAATTCAAGAAATTCTTTTGTGCCGGGACCTGTCAACAACTCCATGGGGCTAGGCTGGTAAGACGGTGCTTTTTCTAAAAGTTGTTCCTTGGAACTTGCTGCAATTTGTCTGGGTATATCGGCAAATGCTCCCCAGGGGCCAGGCTCTACGGTAGGTTCAGGCCTATGCTCCAAGACATCGTAAAGGCTTTTCGTCGGTGTCTTCTTTTGTGCAACTTGTTTGCTTTCTTGTTTAACGGCTGCTGTATGTTTTTGTGTAACCGGTTCTGAGGGGGCACCTGGTTTAGCTGTGGGCGTTCCCTCTATGATATCAAACAAGCTTTTGGATGATTTGTTATCTGGCATATTTTTTACCGGTATATTTGTAGCCTTTTGTTTTTTCCATGATTTCCATGATTTCTTCTACCGTTCTTGTGTTCCTGGGGTCTCGCAGGGTTGCTTCTATTTCTTCATCCCCGAAGACCTTCTGTTCTTTTTCCACCAACTCATTCCAGAAATCTTTTAAATGCCCTGTCAACCCTTTGCCGCCTTCTTTGCGTAGCTCGTCATCTCCTATTTCCGACACCGTTAACCCTCTTTTTTTAGCCAGCCGTTCCCTGCCCATCTGTTTCATCTCTTCGCCGGAAACAAAATCATATACTAGGGGCTTACCTTCTTTGTCAACAGCTTCTTTGTCGTAAAATATCATGCCTTCTGTTTTGCCAAATTCTCCCTTGATAGTTTCCGTGCCAATATTTTCTTTTTTTAAGCTATCGAGCTTTATCGTCTCATGTTTGCCAGTACTTTTGTTTATTTTTACCAGTGTATTGCCCTTGAGGTAAGTGGAATAGTTGTCTTTGTTGCGCCCCGAATGGGCTAACCGTGCCTTGAAGTCACTTGCTGCGGGATATTCGGCCTTATACGCCTCTATGAACTCGTCCCTTTCCTTCCCCGCCCTGCTTTCCCTGATCTGCTTACCACCTGGGGTCACCAATTCTTCTTCTTTCCCCATCTTCAGATGTTGAATCAACTCCCCTATATCAACGCCGGTCTCTTTTAGTTCGGGGATGGTCATAAACAATGCCATATTGGGATCATTTACAGAAGTAGGCCGTTGCGGTTCTTCCATACCGATTAATTCGTGTAGGGGTTTTTCTGCTTCCTGGGGTGATATCAGTATTTCTTGCCCTCCGCCTACGTTGACCCGGATTCCCTCCTGCCCTTCTGGTGCCGACCAACCCTCTTTGCCCATCAATTGCATCGCGTCATCTATAGATGTTTCGGGAGATCCCCCAAAAACATCAGCCATTTCTTTTATGTCATCAAGATCCATCCCTCGTTGTCTCATGAAGGCATCTTTTACCATAGATGTTTTGAGGAGTTCTTTGGCCTTCTCGGGGTCGTCATCCGCAACCGAGAAGAAGAATTGCATTGCCTGCTTGTCATTTGCTTCTGCCTTTCTCCTCTTTTCGCTCGATCTTGCGAAAGGTTCAGATGCTAGCATATTGACAATGGGTATTGGATCTGTAGCTCCCGCTAACGCTCTCTGCCAGAAAGGTACTTTCGGATAGGGTTCGGGGCCATCGTTTGATGATTGAGGCGGAGCCGGGCCTTTCAATTCAGATAATTCTTTTTCGTTAGCCATTTGTCACCTCGTATGAATGGTTTATTTCGTACTTTTTAGCTTTGGTGTATCCACTGCCGGGGTCGGTAGTTTTTTGCCAACATAGGCCTTGGCAACTGTTCCGGCTAGGTCTGCAGCGGCAGCTTTGCCCGGGGAAACCCCCTTGCTTTCACCTGTCTGACTCGGCGCGATGGGCAAACCGGCTATCATCTTCATCGCCTGAAGAGTTGTTTGCCTCTTCATATCGGCTATATTCTTCAAGGCTTGCTGCATTGCTGTTTCATTGGTGCCTTTTTGAAGAGAAAATCTTTCTCCGGCCTCCATTCCCATTCTTCCTGCCATTTCCATTATTGACTGAGTCTGCAATCCTCGTTGTTTCTCTGCCTGATCCATGGCGGATTGCCCCAGGAGCCTGGTCAAGTCTGTTTCTTGACCCCTAGCCATGGGGGCCGTGTCAGTTCCGTGATATCGCCAAACCTGTTCCTGACCCGGAAGCAATGTTGGCTTTGATGAACTTCTCGATCCTCCACCACCCATAATTTGACCCTCCTTATTCGTGAAACCCGTTGCATCTATCCCGCGTAAGCCCCTGCTGCACCACCAGCGGCAGCAACCGCCACAACTGGAGCAGCGGCTCCTGCTGTAGCAACTGTTACGCCTGCCGCCACAGTGCCCGCAGCAACCTTTTGCCACGTAGCTCCTTCAGATCGAGTCCTGGTTTTCATGCTTGGACTTATAGGTAGACCTGCCGCCGTATTCATTGCCTGAAAAGCAGTCAATCGTCTCATCTCGGCTATGCCTCCCAGTGCTTGTTCCATTGCCACCCTACCCGCACCTCTTTGAAGTGAGGCTATTTCCCCAACGCCCATTCCTGTTCTCCCCGCCATCTCTATGATTCCCTGGGTTTGTAACCCCCTTTGCTTTTCGGCTTCATCCATCGCTGATTGTTCTAGCAACCTTGTGAGGGGAGTTTCCTGCCCCCTAGCCATGGGCGCCGTGTCAGTTCCGTGATATCTCCATACTTGTTCCTGGCCCTCATGCAGTACCGGCCTTGACGAGCTGCTTGCACCTCCACCGCCCATAGTCTAATCCTCCTTTTTCGGAAAAGCTTTTACGTAGATCTTTTCATCCGAAACTAAAAAGTCGTATTTTCTACACCAAAGATCTGATTTCGCACCACTATGCAAGATAACGTCTTTCAACTCAACATCGGTTCTGCTCTGTACTGCATGGCACATGGCATCCATTATTTTGAGTCCTTCAGGCTGAGAGGTCACCAGATACCCGTGATGAAAAAATATATCATTATCGGTGGTTATATAGATATTGGCATAACCTATATATTTTTTATGTTCGTCGTCATCACGATACAAATTGGGAGGGTCTTCTGATATAATCAGTGTGTGTCTCATCGGAGAAAATGCTTCACCGAAACATTCCCATTCAGATCTAACTGTGATCCTGGCATATTCCATAACCATATCAAATATCTCTTTTGGTGAATCTAGTTCATCGATAAATTCCAGATAGATTGTATCGGTAACCATTCGTTTCATTGTATCCCTCCAATGATCAGAAAATTATACGATGTATCTTAAGGGCACCGGCTATTTGATCAGATGTAGTTGCAGTCATGGCAACAGAAATCGTACCAGCACTAGAGAGAGTGATTACCCCACTTCCCCAAAGAGTGACCACTGCTGTTGTCTTGGTTGCGGCAAGGAACTCTGTTCCGCCTCCCGATATGGCAACAGTGCATCCATCTACACTTGAAGCAGCCGTTACATGCAGTGCCAGGTTTAGTATAGAAGTATCTCCTGACGCAGTGTAGGTAGTGATAGTGGTTCCACCTGCCGTAATTGCGCACGATACCCATCCCCCCACGCTTGGCGAAAAAGTAGTAACAGTGGTATGAGAGGCTGATATTTTGGCAGATGCAGCACTGGACTTATCTCCCCAGGAAATTGCCTTAACATAATAATTATATGCGGCGGTTTGATTGAGGTTGGGGAATACATCTATGAAATGTGGGTTTTTTGACCAACCGACTTCAGCTATTTTGTCAGTAGTCAAAGGTGTGCTCGCATCTGTTCTACGGTATACCTTGAAATAGGCTACATCATCCTGGGAAGGAGCCCCCCATTTGATTATATTTCCGAATGCTGTATTGGTAGCCGATAATGCCATTTTCTATTCCTATGCAGGTGCATCGGGTGTACTGCCGGATTCGATTGTATAATTCTGGGTATCGGCGGTGCCTTCTTGCGCCGGGACCCACATATTATTTGTTGGTATAACCTGAAAGGTATAGGTTTTGCCCACATAAAGAAACGGAAAAGTATGTTCCTGTATATGTTCTCCCAAATGGAGACCATAATCTTCCGTGAATGGAACATAAACACGAGGGGTGTACCCTTGACCGACTACTTTCTTTTGAACCCAAAACCCTTCGCAATCTCCCGCGCAAGTCCACTGAACTTTCCAGTTTTGCAGATTGCCCCATCCATCGCCGTCTGCTTCACCATTATATATAGAAGGCGTAGCCGGGAGCCCCAGCTTGGCGCCATCACGATTAGATAGAGCTCCGTCCTCATTTTCTTTGTTGACTGCCTTTACCCAATAATAATACTGAGTATCGTAGGCTGGTCCGTCAGGGGATGAATCGGCATCATAGGCCCAGTCCTTATAGAACTTAAACTGTGTTGTAGCTATAATATCGCTTTCGGTTGGTGTAGTGGTGTCTGTTCTGCGATATATTTTCCAGCTACTTATTTTTTCCCATGTCTCCCATGGCCCCATACCCGTTATCTCATAGGACAACGCAATGTGATTTCTGTAGAGACAAGGCACTGCGTCTATTGTTGGGGCGTCCAGTTCTTCATCGGCGGCGGTTGTACTGGCACACACAAAATTACTATACTTGTTTTTCCCGAATGTCCGTACTTTGACATAGTATGTTCTGCCGTCCCACTTGGGATTATTAAACCACCACAATAGAGGTGTCCCGCCCAGAGCGAACGAAAAAGCTCCTTGGCCTACCAAGTTCCGGGGTCTCCATACATCCATGGAGTAAGCATCGTTAAGTTCCCATTGCGCCCCGCCGGAAAGCGCACAGGTCATTTGCCAGGGAGCCGTCTTGCTCCAAACAGTTATGCTTCCCGATTCGTCTTTTGTAGTGTTGGTTACATTTACTCCATCGGTTTGTAAGTCCATGTCCGACCAAAAAGGAAGATCGGTATAGAAACCAGGAGCATCAGTATTTTCTGTTAGGCTTGCCGTATCGGAAAAAACATTACCTGCCGCAACTGTATCGTTCGTTCCCGTATAAGTGACCTTGGCGCTTTCAATGCGAATCTCGAAATTAGGTTCAGTGGAACCAAAGAATTGAAACCCCCGCACATGAGGGTATTTAAACCTATTGATTTGATCGCAAGATATAAAGAAAATCCCGGGAAGGAGACGAACAACCGCTACGTTGGTCGGTTCAGGCATGACCGTGGAAGATCCCATCTGATCCTGCCGTTTATCACCCTCTACGCCAGATAATCTACCCTCTAATCCCTTGACCCTTTTGTGCAAGAATTCCAATCCGGCACCACTGCCTAATTCAGACTTGCCGATGCTGTCATATATGTCTTCCATTGCCCGTGTAAAGACATCCTGATCGTACTCTCGCGGAGCTTTTTCAGTGGGAAATTTCTTCATTGTTCTCTTCTAATTGTCCGGTTGCTTTTCAACTGCACTGCCGGTCACGATAGAATCAGAAATATTTTGATCTTTAATATCGGTCTTTATTGCCACTGCCGGTGTTTTGAGTTCTCCGTCAGAAGTCGGGACCAATGTTGCCTTGTTAGATGCATACCCCAGCTTAACTTTAGGCATTCCAGATTCAGCCATGGTTTCAATGCTTAGGCCGATCATGGTCTGATTTCCTGCCGATATACATCCCTTCTCCACCTGCAACTGCATCAGTGACATACTGTATTCTTTTATACCCTCGGTATCCGTTGTAACAGACATCATGCAACCACTTAAAAACAATGCACAAATCAAACAAATTAAATATCTCATAGCCCCTCCCATTATAAGTTGTTCTTTAAGGTGAATACTCCGAATCTTCTTCGGGTTGAATCTTCATTAGCATTTGTGTTATTTTATGCCTACCGACTCCATCTACCTTTACTCCCAGGTGTGTTCCGACTGCCCCCTGAGAGCTCTTTTCCGCATAAGTCTTTACATTAGTACTGGTCGCAGTAATAACGGATAGGGTCGCAGTGTGGGACTGATCAGCATATATCGTGGGGGTGAGCGTTGCATTTGCCGTACCCAAGTTAGCCGTAGACATATAGAACGCTCTCATAAACTTATCGTACTGAATGCCCGGCGTAGAAAAATCCTTGGTCTGGAGTATGGTGGAGATTGCGGTTCCGTCATCATCTTCACCATCGAACATCTTATATATTTTGCCACTACTCCTACCATAATAAACATCGTTATAATCTCCGCTGCCATCCCATTTGCAGATCGATCTAACGTCAAAAGGCCCTGTTAATTCAGAAAAGGTTCCCTCGTCGAGCTTGCATACTATGGCATCCCCTGTACCTGCATCTGAAAAGTTATAGAAAAGATAATAGAATTTATCTATCATAACGCCTACGGCGGTACTCAACTCGGTTTCCGTATAGTCTTCAAACAAAGAATTGATAGGAGCAAAAAACCTGTCGTTGACGCTCGATATATCCCCTATCATAAGACCATCTCTCGATAGCCATATAATCCCGTAGTCCGATACGACGATGCTTCTCCTGGCAATGCTTCCCTTGTTGCTTCTCTTGACCGGAGTAGACAATCCCCTGGCCGTAGTCCACATAGAATCAGAAGTCCAAATAACGATATGATTATAGTAGTCGGCTAACCCCGTTATTCCACTGCCTTTTTTCTCTGGTATATCAATACAGGAAAAATCACTCACCCGGAAGGGGCAAAACGCCTCACTCTTATACATGCGATACGGTATCTTATTGTCAAACCTATCTATCACGTTTCCATAGTACATGCAGTTGGCAATACTGGTCATTACCTTTGCTTTGGGAGGAGCGTAGGCATCGGGGGGCATTATGAGGCCTGTGTCTTCATCGCTCACTTTGTCTACAAGTTTGGTTGCATCCGGCGCCATATCTGCCACGTGCTTCCATTCCGTAGACATACCCCCTATCCGGTAGATTCTCTTGTTCTTGACACGCTTCAAATCATGCTCAGATGGTGTGTATATCTTGGTTAAAACAATATCTTTCCTGTCAACTTTCCTGACTATAGACGGTTCTGAAGAAGAAGATAGAAACCCTTCATCGTCTTCCATTAAAAGCTTATAATGATATGATCCCTTCAATGCTCCTTCTTTTATCATTACCAAATTATCCACAACGATAGTTGCTTCTCCGCCATTCGATGTGACTTCGATGGACCACCCACGAACACTTGTTAAGTCCGGCGCCGCCGAACCATGTTTAACCGCTATCATATCGCTTCGTTTCCAGGAAAATACAGACGAGGGCCATCCTCCTCTATCTTTGCCAAGATACCTTATGGCATTTGAAACAAATTCTTTTACTTCACCGGCTTGATTGGGGTTTGTAAGTGTACCATACAACGTGGCAAGATCTTCTTTCCTGTTTTCACCGTCAGAATTAAAAATCTGTGTTATCGAACCCATTGTCTCTTCGGTCTCTTTGTCCTGCTTGGCCTGCTCACGAAGTTTGGCTGCCATTTCTTGACCATGAATAGTGTATTCATAATAACTATCCCTATTGAGCGCACCCCCAACATCTCCATGAATCTTGATGGTTACATCCTGAACGGTTTTGATATCCGGGGATGCTATCCACATTTCGAACTTATCGCTGGCTCCGGCTGTTATCTCCACGAATTCCACGACACCCCATTTATTGGGGAAGTCCCATTCGGGCGGCCATAAAGCTTCGGCCACTTTATAGGTAGTCAAATCGATTGGTTTCGCTGGATAGTGAAAAGTGATTCCAAATGTTTTGCTACCATACGCCGTTAACCGGCACCCGGCTATACCTATAGATGAGTGCTCGTAGTCAGGATATTGTTTATGCCCCATTCCATAGGTCTGATACTTGAGAGAACTCCACAACCATTTAGCTGCTTCTCCCACCATTTCAACAAGTTCACCATAATCTTTCAGCACTGCTCCCAAAAAGGTTGAACCTGCATCGATAGCATACAAACCTAATGGCTCGAATGTATCCACCGGCATCATAACTTCCGGTCGTTCAAGTCTCATGTCATCCACATAATAGGGTTGTATTGTACCTGCCAGACCATCGGTTGAACTGGGTCCGAAAACGTGAATCCTGGTGATATCTGTCCAATCGGGGGCTCCGGTAACGGCAGCACTCCAAGGGGCTACCCCTGACTCCGGCCTGAATCTCACGCTCAATTCGGCACCCCCTCCTTTGAGGGAAGCAACCACTCCCATATTAACAGACCGATACGCATTTGCCGAATCGTAAAATCTGAACTTAGGGCATTTCCATAGGTTCCATGCGGTCCAATTGCCTACCGCTATTCCCTTCCACGATAAGTTGATCTTGAGCACATCAGAGGTTGTGGCTGTAACACCGTCGGGGAACGTAGCCAGATCTTTGCCACTGTCAAAAGTAAGTGCCTCACATGCAGTGCCCGTAGTATCGGGTGAAACTTCCAGGCAATACACTCCTTCCCTCGCCAGGAATGAGTTGAATGTAGATTTTGTTCCGGCCGCGCAGTTCTTGATCCAACCCGTACTCGACCCTGATTCCTGGGGCTCAAAAGTAGCCCACTGACATCTATAAGACGTAGCTACCGGTGGTGTCTTGAGCAATCTGACGTTATCGATACATATCTTTGCCGGAGTATCGCTGGACGCCCTTGAATTCCCCTTGAGACTGATGCGGAATGTACTGATGGCACTCCAGCCGGTAGGACTTCCCGCCAACCTGAACCATGCTCTCTGGATTCTCATGTTGAACATCTGATTGTCCAGTGGGTTCACATTCCATTTGGCATTAAACGTCGTCTGATGAGGATGAAATAAGTTCCATGTTTCCCCGCTGGGCAGTGTTGTTGTGGGTGTTGAAATAATCGTACATGAATAATAATTTGTCCACCCACCTGACGTAAGATCCAGTGTTATCTCTGATATGGCATCTTTATTGAATCTGAATATATCTAAGGCGATGAAATCGGAATCCGACGCAGTAGTACCATCCTTGAAAGTGTTTAGGTTCAGTGTAGCTGATTCCATTGCCGTGATACTATATGTGAGAGTCGTGGTTTCGCCATCGGTTTCCTGCGTCAAATAGAGAGAGCCAGACCCTTCAAGTCTATGAAGAGGGCTCTTGTCTATACCGGCCTCACTCGTTCCCGATCCACCCTTGGTCCATTCAGCAGTCTCATCGCATCTGTTTATGACACGCTCGGCATTAGGGTCGGGCAGCCCGGCCTTGAATACATAGTTTTCGTCGGTATCTCCAGACGATGACCTGGGACGCAATTGCAACACATCATGTTCGTAATTGCTGTAATACACCTTATCCAAAAACCTTACCAAATCACCGGGTGTTATTCCGGTTATTGACAAGGCTGCACTTGTTACGGCATCTATCAGCGTTGAACTCTCCCAGGTTCCACCTGAATCTTTGACAAATTTAATGATCGTTTGATTCGTGGTAGTGGATGTATGCCCGGTAACAGCGAATAACGTGTCTACATACTCAGACGCGCCACTGGCTTCGGGATAGAACTTGCTGGTATCCGTATGATAGAACTTAAATAGAGACGTTACATCTGCGCTTGAATCGTTTATTACGCCCATAAATTTCCCCTACGAACCATAAGTCCCTGCCCAAATCTGATCTATTTCACCATCGGTAAGAACATCTTTAAAAAGAACCACTTCATCCAATTTGGCATCCAAATCTGAAGTAGTTCCAGCCGATGTCACATGCCTTCCCATATATATAGGCGATGCATCTGGACTCATGTTTCCGCCTGCCGTCCCAGTTGCATTAACCCCCATAAGTGCAGCCTCAGTGTGCATTCTTATTTTCATGCTATTGTCTGCCGCGTTATAGACACACCCCATATGATACCACGTATTAATTGACATAGAAGTTCCATGGTGAAGAGCAGTTTTATCCACACCATTATTATAACCTATATAAAGAGAGATAACATTCGAGCTACCATTATACATTACGAGCCAAGATCTTTGATCTAAAAGCTCGTTGAATTTATCAAGAATACCAGACCAATTTCCGAGAGTTACAGGCTTAATCCATCCCGTAACCGAGAAAGCTGTCTCGCTCTCTCCGCTTTTGCCTGGTGTCCCGGCGTCCAAGTCTCCATCGTCTCGTATACCATATTGACTGCTGGCCTTTTCAAAAACCGCCGAATAACTACCTTGCTTATAATCAGCATTATCATAAGTAACGCCGCCGGTCATAGTCAGATGATTTCCTCCCTTGGAATCGTTGCCGTTGTTCTCCAGGTTCCACACTGAAACACAATTAGCATCTCCTGAGAAGTCGTTGCCTGAAGGAGCTGCTGTAACAGATGCCGTAAAAGCAAATTCAGTGATCCCCTTCCTGGTTTCCAGAGATTCTTTTTCGGGTCTATAGTTTTTCAATTCCTGGAAAACCCCACTCGGCAATTGAGGCTCGGAAGCATCCCAGTCTTTGTTTAATGTATACGGCGGTGAAATATTTATGTAGTGATATTTCATTTGATTGTTTTTTTACAACACCCTGTTTCTGATGCTATCTATTTTTGCTATGATATCAGCTTGTGTGGCAGGGACTCCTTTCAAAACAATATAATCATCTATCTCTGCCCTACAATTATCATAACCGATCTCAAAATAGTCCGTGTCGGATTTAAGACCCAGTCCATACCAAGTACCCGTGTGCGTGTTGTGTTCGGCATAAGGACCATCGGTATAACGATATAATCTCATGCCACACGTAGATAGGTCTTGAGAGTTCCATAATCCTATATGATACCACTTTTCCGTATTCACCTTGGCTGTTGAGTAAACAAACGTTGGGTCGCCACCATCGTTTTCTATACTGAATTGAAGTTTTATGCCTGATACGGCGGCTGTGATTGATCTCAGGTTGATCGCCCCGGGCTGTCCTTCCGGTGCTTTATTGGTAAAATAAATATGATCGCCACCCCAGTCTATATTGACCCAAAAGCAAATCATGAAATTGCGTGATCCCACCCCAGGAAAGTCAGTCCTTAAAGCGGTATTGGCTCTGCGTAAATAATTCCCGCTTCCCGTAAAGGCATCGGTGTGCATAGAACCCGATCCTTCCATGTACGAAGCAGAAGCGGATGGAGTTCCGACTTTATCCATGTAGTTGTTGCCGTTGATCTCACAGTTTCCCAGAGTACCCGTGCTTTCCATCCTCAGCCACATCACACAGTCGGGATCATCTGCCGGATTATATACACCACCTGAAAAGAAAAATTCAGAGATGCCCTTCCTTGTTTCGATTACGTGTTTATTGGGAATGTAATTCTTGAACTCAGAAAAGATTCCGGTAGGATGAGGGGAAGTATCGCTCCCCACCTTATCTAAAGAAAAGGGCGACATAATGGGCAAGTAACTCATGATGTTAATCCGCCGCAGATTGATTTGCTATGCTTTGTTTTATACTATTAACCATGAATTTAGTGGTAATAGTAGCCAGGATTCCTCCTAGTTCCGCGTCATATTGCTGAGCAACCGCTCCAGCTAATTCAAAAGACCTCCGCTTCTGATATGCTTTATATGTTGCATATAGCGGCACTAGATGATGGTAACAGCCGGGTATACCCAGAGTCCCCGCCGCCGTGCATCCTTGCTCAACCAGAACCAGGGGTTTAAGCGTATATGCTGCTGTGGGAACCGGTGTGATTATAAACTTTCTCCCCCAGTCAGACCATTTCATTTCACTTGCATCGCCCACTCTTCCTATGAGATCAGGGGTGATGTATTGAAGAGCGATGTTTGCAGATGATATAATGGTTTTTATGGCTATGGTTTCAATGGCAGTGGCATTATAAGTCGTGGGATATGTGTATTCGGCACAGTTAGCCACAGTAGCGATAGCCGTACAGAGTACCTGGCTGCACATTGTCTTGAGGCTGATGTCCCGTACCCCATCGTCTATGAACTCATTTATTTCTACATCTGTGAAGAAACGTGCTACGGGTTCGGCAATCAAACTTCGTGTTCTTGAACGACATGCTGTTCTGGTAAGGCTCATAGTTATTTAACCTTGTTAACTATCTGCGGGATCATGAGAAACCAGCCACTTTTGACCCCTATGATGAGACGATGAAGTATTGTCGGTAACATACCTACTGCGATTCCTTTTCCTGTCGTCTTGATCTATGGCAATACTCAACAAATCTCCCAATTTTTTCTCTGAAGCTACCAGCATATCTACCGAAACAACTCCAGGGCTAAGAAGATGTCTTCTTCTTATGAGTTCTACTTCTGCATGACCCATGATAAGAGTGGAGTCAAGAAGCGGGTAAGAATCGGCAGTGAGGGTTTCGGTTCTCTTATTCCCCCTTCCCCTAATTTCGTACACATCATCTATGCGTGCCGGATAGAGCTGTATCAATGTAACATGTGCAGAATTCATTCCCGCGCTTCTCCACTTTGAGGGTTCACCTTCTGATCTCAGGTCTGGGTCTCTCTTCTCAAAGTCGATAGTGTCCATCTCTTCAAGGAAACTGTCATGCATTAGCCTGACAACTGACTCTACGCCGCTCTCGATGGCATAGATATGCTTGAACACCACATACCCATCGCCTGCTGTTGCGGCAGCAGTAGTGGTTTTGCCCAGATAGTTTCCCGTTAGAGTTATCAAAACCG